TGGCTGGCGGATTGTTGGCGCGCTCGAACGCGCGTTGAATGGCTTCCCTGCGGCTTTCTGGACGGTGCTTGGAGCCATCGACTTCGGTGACCGGCTTGTCAGGCGCCTGCGAGCCGACAGGCTGCGGTACGTTGACCGGAGCCGGATCGATGACCACCTCGTTGACCGGCGCTGCCGGGGCCGCATCTACCATTGTCTTCTCCTACAATTTGGCGCGCTCCAGCGCGGCCTTGATCGACCGACGCCGTGCGTCCTTGGCGGCGCGGGTTTCACTCGCGCGTTGCTTGGGTTTGGGTTTTTCGTTGCCGACCTCGGTCAGGCCGTGAGCCCTGCCGACGGCGCGAAAGGCGCGCTTGCTGGTGTAGAATTTGCCGTCGACCTGTTCGGTCGGCTCCATCTGGTCGGAAATGATGTAGGGCAGCGGAAGGTCGGAACGCGCGGGCTTCAGCGGCGGTCTATCGACGCGCCATTTTCCCGGCGCGACTTCGATCAGCTTGACCATTGTCTTCAAGAACAAGGGGCGCGGTGACGTAGACCACCGGCAGGCCGAACGCGGCGACCTGTGTGACGGGCACGCCGAGACCGTTGACGGCTTCTTCGACCGGCATGCCGGGACCGGTCGCCGTCACGTCGATCACCGGCAGGCCGCCCTTGGCCACCGTCACCACGGGAACACCCATCAGCGTTTCCTTCTGGCCGGATGCATCGGTTGGAAGTCGCCGTCCTCGGCGGCGGCATCGATCTCGTCCTCCAGATCGTCGGGATCGGCTTCCGACTTGTGCTGTGCGGCTTCCGGCTGGTCCTGCGGCGAGAAGGTGAAATCGACTTCGTTCGAGAGCAGCGTGGTGCCGTTCCTGACCTGCACCTTCACCACGTCGGGGTTTTGCCACAGCGACGGCTTGACGCCGGTCGAGAGCGTGCCGTCGTCGTTCACCGTCGTCGGCTCGTCGTAGCCCGCGAAATGGATCACGCTGCCTTGGTAGAAGCCGGTGCCCGCGACAAACAGCGTGAAGTCGGGACTGCCGATGACGCAACTGTTCGGCATCAGTCCCGAGATCACCGGTTCGACATCCGGCATTTCCGTCGGCAACTGCGGCGGCTCGTTGATCGAGACCGGCGTCACCATCGTGGTTCTGCCGGGACCATCCGGCTCGTTGATGCTCTTGATGCCCATCACACGAACGTCCAGTTCGAGGCCGCCGACGGCGTGCCGTTGGTCACCACCGTGACCGGCGTGGTGCCAGCGGAATTCCGGTGCGGCGCGTTCGGCGCTTCCAGCGTGGTCGCGTTGACGAAGTTGGTTTGCTGCGCGATGCCGCCGACAGCGATGATCGAGTTTTGCTGGAAGCCGGTGCCGGTCACCGTCAACGCCCCGCTGCCGCCCGTGCCCGCGATGTTGTTCGGCGCCAGAGCGGTGATGGTCGGCGGCGTCACAGGCGCTTGGCTCGACGGGTGCGAAGCGTTCGGCGTGTTGGTGTAGTTGCCCATCACGGTGATCGACTGCGTGTTGTTCGGATCGTTGTCCACCACGACCGTGCCGGTCGCCTCGGGCGCGGGGCCGGAGCCGCCGGTCGGCGCCGCAATCGCGGTCGGCGAACCGGCTTCGTTGGGGCTGGCGGGGCCGACGGGCGGACTGACGCCCGCTGCGGGCACCAGCGCCGCGTCTGCCGAACTGATCGGCGGCGAGCCGGTGGTGACGTAGGAAATGTTGGTCGGCGGCGTCGGGTTGGCGACGGTGACGGTCAGACCAGAGGCAGCAAGCGGATTGACCTCGGCCTTGGTGTCGCGCTCCATCACTTCGCCGTCGTCATCGTGCTTTCGCTTGTCGTCCTTGTGCTTGATCATGTCAGTCGTCTCCCGGTTGGTAATCATTTTGCGTAGCGAGGCCGCCCATCGTCACGCCGCCAAGTCCCAATAGCGGAGCCTTGCCGCGCATCATTTGCGACAACGCCTCTGCCGGTGAGATGCCGCGCGCCGCTGCGGTTTTGTTGGCGCGATTTTCCACCGACCGCATGAACGGATCGCCCGCCACGCTTTCGAGCCCGGTCAGCTTGCCGCCACCGGCCCACGCCGCCGCCTGCGCCTGCGCTGGCGTCATTCCGGCATCTGCCGCGAGCCGTTTATAAAACTGCTCCATCGCCCCGTATTCGTTCGGGTTCGGTTTCGAAGCCCAGTACACCGGGCGCTGCACCGCATCCTGCATGCTGATGTCGCCGCTCTGCAGCATCCGCCTCGGATAGATCGACGGCTCGCCCTTCTCCAACTTGATCGAGGTGGCGATAAAGTTCGGGTCTTGCGCGATCATCGCGGGCAACTTGAAGGCGTGCGCGTCGACCGTGACCGGCGCAAAATTTCCCTGCAGGTTCTGGCTGAACGACAGCGGCTTCGGATTGTCGGTCGGATCGAAATATTCTCCCGACCGGATTTTCTCGGCGTTCAGCCGGTGCAGGTTCTGCGCCATGTGACCATACGGCTCGGGATTGCTGCCACCCTGAGGCGGCACCGGCTCGCCACGCCGTTCGAGGCCGTAGTAATAGCTGGCGTTGCGCGCGTTGGTCTCGACGTCGGACCTCGGCGAGGTCGCGGCGACATAATCCATGTATCGCTCGAACCCTTGCGGACCCTCGGTCTTGCCAAGCTCGTCAATGAACGCCTGCCGCAGCGGTTCATTGTGATAGAAGGTCTGCGCGTTCATGTTCTTGCCCGCATCGATGTAGTTGAGCATCTGGTCCTGAACGTCCTTGTTGTTGACCAAATTTTCGACCCGCCCGCTGACGCCGCGAGGCGGATCGTAGCGCGGCAGATCAAACTGCGGGACGTCGGGCACCTCGTTGATCTTCGAATAATCGAACAAGGTCGGCTTCGGCGCCTCGGCGACTTCCGACGACAGCACGCGGCCCATCGTCGGGGCCTTGGTCGCCAGTCCACCGCCCGAAAACCCCATCGCCAAGCCCATCGCATCGCCGATGTCCTGCTCGGTGATACGAATTCGAGGGTTCGAACTTGGCACCGCTATCGGCGAATTCGGGTCTCGCGGCGGCGGTGGCGCCAGCAAGCCTTGGACTGCACTGCCGACCACGGGGTTGGCAAACTTCTCTGCAGCGAACGGGTCGTAACTGTCTTGATCGGCGAGATCGCCCATCGACCACGTGTCGCTCATGGCTGAAACGGTCCTGGCTGCGTCATCTTGAATTGCTGCGCGGCCTGACGCTCACGTTGGCGCTGCTGCATGTCGTCCATCTTCATGGTGTGCTGCTGCTGCGCGAGGTCGGCCTTTTGCCGGTCGGCTTCGATCTCGGCCTGCGTCTTGATCATGTCCTGCTGGTGGCTCTCGCGGTCGTTCATCATTTGCATATTGAGATGCTGGGTTTTCTCGGCGGTCTCGGCGCTGGAAGCCTGCACCTCCAGTTGCTTCATGTTGTACTGGTTCTGCAGTTCTAGTTTTTTATGAGTATCCTGCATTTGAAGCTTCTGGGTCTCGAGCGCGGTGTCGGCCTTTATCTTCTGTTGCGCGGTCTGGTCCTTCATGGTCTCGATCTGCAGCGCAGTCTGGTTCTGCTTGTCGGCTTGGCCGGGTTGCGGCGGCTGCTCGGCCATCTGCTTCATCTGGTCGACCAGATCGTCCACCGCGCCGTCGAGCGAGCGGCCTGCACGGAACGGCGCCACCGCGAACTTCAAAATCTCGCCGCAGAATTCCGCCGTCTTCGGCTGCACCGTGATCATCTGCGTCAGTTGCGGCAGCAGTTGCGCCAGCATGCCGACAAACTCGCTGCGCTGCTGCTTCTCGGCCTGCTCGTTCGGCACAATCGTGCTGTCGGTCTCGATGTCGAGCACGAAGCTCTTCATCCGGCTGTCCTTGATCAGTTTCAGCACCTGATCGAGCGTCGGCTGCGCCATGATCTTGGCAATGGCCTGCTGGCCCTGCTGGATCAGTTGCTGACCCATCTGCTGCACCTGCTGCATCTGCTGCGGGTTTTGCTGGGCCATTTGCTGGAGTTGCGGGTTTTGTTGCACGGCCCTTGGCAGCAACTGCATCGCCTGTTGCTGCTTTTGCATTTGATCGGCGATGTCGGTGGCCTGCTTTTTCTGCATCGCGTTGGTCGGCAACTGGGTCTGGGTCATGTCGATCATCGTCGCGGTCGAGAACTTCTCGGTGATGATCTCGGTGGTGATCTCGACAAGGTCACGTGACAACCGCACCAGTTCGGCCTGCTTGTCGCGGATGCGGGTCGAGCCGTACTCCGACTTCATCTGCTGCGCGCCCAGCGTCTCCTGCGGATCGGTGGCGCCGCGCATGATGTCGGACAGCCCGGTGATCTGGTAGATATCCTGAATGAGTTGCTGGCGCAGCGTCACCAACTGCGTCACGGTTTGCGCGATCATGTCGATGGGCAACCAGATGATCACTTCGCTGGAGCCGCCGAACGCAGCCCAGTTCGAGATCGGCACCAGCACGCGACCCGGCGTCTTGACCGCAATCGCGGCCTGTATCGCATCGGCAAGCTCGGCGCCGCCCGCCGGATAGAAGCCCTTGGCTTCCAGCGCATCACTGAGCGCATGGATGCGCCCGGTGAGCAGGTTCACTTCCTCAAGCTGGTCCTTGTACTGCATCACGTCGGGAACCGGCACCAGCGAGCCGCGCTGCACGGTGCCGTAGGCGGGCTTCGGGCACGGGAAGAATTGTCTCAACTCAAGGTGCGGATCGTCCTCATCGAGGATCAGTTCGCAGCCTTTGGCGACCCACAGCACACGCTGGTCGGCCTTGCTCCAGATTTCCCAGAATTTGGCGCGCTCGCGGTTGTCAGCGCCGCCGACCTGCTGGGTGTCCTTGTCGACGCGGTACTCGGCCTTCTGATATTCGTCGCCAGAGGTCTTGCGAAACCGTTTCCTCGCCTCGCCGCGCGTCAGGTAGCTCGCGGCGGCGACCCATGTCACCTCGCGCCAGTTGCGCGACACCGAGTGCAGGAAATCCTTGCGGTGCTTGAAATCGATGCAGACCTGTTCGCTCTGGTAGTAGCCTTCCTTCGCGCTCTCGTAGCGGCACCATGCCACGCCGCGATCAAGGATCGCGAGGTCGTCGCGGATCAGCTTCATCAACTCGTCAATGCCGGTGAGATCGAAGGCGACCACCGCGCACCGCTCCATGAATTCCGCCGCCGCCTGATACACCGGCCTGCGGTCCATGAACTTCGGCACCACCACCGGGACCGGCGGCCTCGCATAGATCGAGGGCGCGATCACCTGAATGTTGGCCCAGAACATCTGGAATTCTTTGTCGCGCAGCATGTTGGCGAGACGGTCGAGCGAAGCGAACTGCTTGTCGATGTTGTCGGCGTGGGTGTTGTATTTCTCGAAGGCGTCCTCGCTCTCCTCCAGCAGGTTGAGCCACGCCTTGGCCTTCTTGGGCTCGATGGCCGGGTTGAACTCCTCGTCATCGAAGCGAATGTCTTCGGCAACCGGCTCGGTGGCGTAGGGTTCGTCAGCCATCACGCGTCACAGGGCCGGGAGTAGACGTTGGCGTTGCGGATATTTTCGTTGAACGCCTCGGCGAAATCATCGAGGTCGAAGGCGGGGCTGCTTCTGGCGGTGTGCATCATTACGGTGAACAGCGCCGAGAGCGCCTCGCCAATTTCCAGCGGCGTGTCGCGATGCTGGACCGAGAACGTGTCGATGGTGTCGATGATGGCATCGATCAGGCCACAGACGTTCTTGACGGTCTTGGGATCGGGCGTTCGGTTCATAGAATAATTCCCCTTCGCGGTTCAGCCGGTGGCGGGATCACCCACCCCGACTGCGGCACGCTGGTCGTCTTCGGCTTCATTCGGTTCGGACCTCGCCATGCTTGGGCCAGGTATCGCATCGCGTCGGCGAAGTGCGAGGTCCAGTCGTGGACGGCGGAAGCACGGAACGCTTTGCGCTCGTCGTCCCATTCCCTGCGATATTGTTCGAGCGCCGAGATGCCTTCCTCGCAGCGCGGATGAAACACGCACAGCGGCAACAGCCGCCGCACCGCGTTGATGCCGTCGGCAACCGTCGACAGCGGGATCAGCATCGGGTGCAGGTTCATCGAGGTCATGGTCTCGACGCGCGTCCTGCCCGTCCCCCACTCCTTGATCTTGGCATCGTGCGGCACGTAGTCGGTGCCGTCGCGCCAGTTGTGGATGCGGCAGCGGCTCTCGATCACCTCGGCGAAGTGCTCGACGCCGACGCCGCTCGCCGAATAGCAATCGAGGATGAAGACCTGCGAGCCGACGGTCTGGAACCACCAGATCGCGGTGTCGTCACGGACACCCAAGTCCCATGCGCGGTGAACCGGCGCATCGATGGCCTCGATCTCGACAATGCGTTCCTCGGAGCGCACCGCCGCCATTTCCAGCGCATAGAAGGCGCCGAGAATGGCGGCGTTCCAGCTACACAGATACTCTTGCTGAAAGGCGGCGCGCCCCATGTCCTCGCCGTAGAGCGCGATGTACTCGGCGAGCGCATCGTCAAGCTCGGCGTCGGTGAGCGCACCGGTATCGCGCGCCGTCAACAGTTCGCAGAACCAGTTTGGATTGCCACTGGCGTGGTCGTACATCGACTTGGCGTGGTTGTGACCGCGCGGCGTGGTGATGAAGATGCCCCAGCCCTTGTTCTCCTGAAGCATCGGGCGGTGGTAGGCCCACGCACTCGGGTTGGCCAAAGCCCATTCCGAATAAGTAATCCCGGCGACACCAGCGCCGACGGTGGCGTCGTAGCGGTCGGAACCGATCAACTGCCACGTCGAGCCGTTCTTAAATCTTATGAACATTTCGTTATCGGAAATGTTTTCCCGCAGTGCATCGGGGAACGCTTCATCGATCCGGCGGCGCCCGGTATTCGCATTGATTGCGGTCCAGATCGCCTTGCGGGCCTGCAGGTATTCCGGCAGACAATGCCAGTAGTTACCGGGACGCTGCATTGCGCTGACAGCAGCGTGGTGCAAGCATATTTCGTCTTTTCCGGCCCTGCGGTGCCACACCGCCAAAGCCCGGTCACCCCCGCCTTGCAAATACTCCCATAGTCGCATTTGATGGGAACGGGGTAGCCAGCCGTTATGAGGCAACTCAATGTCAGGCAAGGATCACCACACCACTCTCGGCGACGCACCCATCGAACCGCAGTACGTCCAGCAAATGCACGCGGTCGCACACGTGCTCGATGACTTGTTCAACGGTGAACTCAGAGGCAAAGACCGCCCGACCGGTTTCGTGCTGATGGTGTTTCCGTTCGAAGGGCCGTCGTCGGGCGATGGCCGCTGCAACTACATTTCGAACGGCGCTGCCCGTGACGACATCGTCACCTTGATGAAGGAGATGATCGCGAGGTTCGAAGGCCAACCGGAGATGAAGGGGCGCGCGTGATGCTGAACGCTTCGATCAAAGACATTCCAATCCCGCCACGCATGGCGCGCAGGCCGGTCGACCGGCGCGGTTTTCCGGTGCCGTGGTTCGTCGCCAAGATCGACGGCGAGTGGGACTTCCGCGTCATCGCGCCCGGCGCAATGGTGCGGGCCTATCGGCAGCGGCTGTGTTGGCTGTGCGGCGAACCGCTGGGCCGTTACCTGACGTTTGTGATCGGGCCGATGTGCGCGATCAACCGCGTCAACAGCGAGCCGCCGTCGCACCACGACTGCGCGATCTACGCGTTGAAAGCCTGTCCGTTCATTGCAAGGCCGAACATGCGCCGCAACGAAAAGGATTTGCCGGAGGAGTACCTCAACGCCGCTGGCATCCACATTCCGCACAACCCCGGCGTCATGCTGCTGTGGGTCACCCACAGCTACAAGCCGTTCGATGCAGGCAACGGCGTGCTGTTCGAACTCGGGCCGCCGTGCGAGGCGGTGTTCTACCGCGAGGGACGGCCTGCCACGCGCGCCGAAATCCTCGACGCCATCAACAAGGGCCTGCCGCATCTGCGCGAGGCCGCAAAAGCCGACGGCGGCGAAAAACAACTGGACGCCGAGATTGAGCGCGCCATGAAACTGCTCCCGGCAGCGTGAGGCCATGCGATGAGCGATGATATTCTCAAGGACATCGAGCCGATCAAGGACGCCCCGATTGCGCCCGCGCACGGCATTGCTGCGGTCGCCCTGACGCTGGCGCTGAAGTATCACGACATCAACACGGTGCAGGACGGCGCGCTCTACCAGCAGTACAAGCTGGAGGGCCGGAACATGACCGCGTTCCACCTCGACCACGTGTTCGAGACCGCGATCAGGATGGAAGCCTTCCTGCTCGGCTCCAGCGAGCGGATCGCCAAACTGATTGTCGATGTGATCGATGAGCCGCCCGCATGACGCCCAAAAACCTGATGCGGCTCGCTGTCGCGTTCTACGTGCTCAACATGCTCGGCATCGTTGCCGTGTTGATGGCCACCCGATAATCAGCACCCCCGGCAGATTGACGGCGGCGGCGGTGGATAAGGCGGCAGCGGCTCGGTGCTATCGGTGGGGAAAGCCGAAGGTGCCGCCTCCTAGGCACGAAAGCAATCCGAAGACGATGTAGACCAGCGCGATGGCGACGACGGCCCACAGCAGGATCAGCAGTATCTGACCGATGATCGGCATCCCGGTCAGCGACGTGATGAACGGGATCACCAGCTTGATCACGGCGATGATGGCGCCGACGATGATCAGCCAGACGATGAGTTGTTCGATCCACTGCAGCGAGAAGCACATAGGGTCACCTCATGATTGAAATTCTCGCCGCGATCCGCTCGGAGAAGCCAAAATTCACCGCAGGCGTCGTGCTGTGGGACGACGTCGTGATCGAGGCCGCGCCCATCGTCGGCTACATGAAGAAGCAGCGGTGGACGCGCACGCGGGTGCGCGACTATTGCCGCGAGAGAGGCTGGAGCATTTCCGTGGTCTACGAGCAGAGGCGCGAGGGCCGTCAGCCTTGAACGGCGGTTATGGACATCACTCCCACCGCCGGGGCCGCAGGCTGACTTTCTGGGATCAAGCGACCCCCTCGCTGGCCGCCTGAAGGTAGCCCCCGGCGGTTGTCTTCTTGGCGCGGTGCTTGCGGACCCGCTCGGCTGTCGTCATCGGCGGCTTGGTCTTCAACGCCAGTTCACGCTTGAGCATCGCGATCTCGACCCGCAGTCGCTCACAGCAGGCGCACGTAACGACCGGCGTTACAGTAACGGGCTTCGTTACAAGTGCACGGGGCTCGGGCGGCGCGAAGGTGTTGCCGGTGCCGGGGCAAATGCGATCCCAGTGCTTGGTGCCGCAGGTCCGGCAGAGTGGCGCATCCATTGGGAGTGTTCCCGAAGTGTTGGGAGGGTGCGGGAATGTGATCATATAACCGGTACAGACCCTTACCCCCCTATTTCAATCCCGACATACCACCCGGCTGGCTCCCCCCACCCCTACTAAAGTAGTACCTTCAAGGCCGCTGGTGGGATAGTGCAGCCATATCAATGGGATAGCGTGACGATCGTGAGTGTGGTGTGCTAGGCAAACGGACGTTTACTTGTCACAGTGCTCGATGGTCTCGACGGTCTTCATCGGCAATTCGTGAGGCTTTTCAATGATCTGGCGGATGACCACACGGATCGGCCCTCCATCCTCGTCACCTGCAACCACAGATGGTGCTTTGCCCCATCCACGGTTCAAAAGTTCTGACGCTGCGTTGACGCGCGCATTCTCGTTCTTCCCATTAGCCGCGACATCCGCCAGCGTTCGGATCGCCATGGTGGTGTGAGCGCGACAAAGTGATCGGATTTCCGTTGGAGGCATAGGCATTTATGAGTGTTCCGCTCTCATCACTTGCGCTGCGCGCGTCGACTGAACTTTTTCAGGCTGCTGACCCTGACGCCCTTGGTGTTTCGGAGTAGCCTTTTGGCCTGCGCTTGCAGCGATTTCAGCTTCGGCAACTTCACACCCTTCGGCTTCGAATGATGGATCATCTGGCGTGCGACCTCATAGTTGTCTTGGCGTTGGGGCTTGGCGTCATTGTCGGCGCGTTGCTGCACAAGCTCTAAGAAAGGGGCTGTCCGATGTGGTGCTTGGGATGCTCTCAGACCGTCACTGGCGCCTGTGAGCGCGACGACTGCCCGATCAGGCTGGCCGCTCAAGCCGAACGCATGGAAGAGGCCCTGCAGCGCATCGTGGCATGGTCCGAAGCCTACCCGCTCAGTGCTTTCCCTGAGCCCGATCTCAAGCGCGCCGCCGACCTGCTCAAGGCTGGCGGCATCACCCTCGACGCCGTCAGCGCTCACGCGATGCGTCATGTGGTGAAAGGGGTGGGTCAGATCGCAAAGGATGCGCTCCAGCAATAGGCCGCTCGCTGAACAGCGCATTGCACTTGCAACACCGCAGCCAGTCGATGGGCTCGTTGTTGGCGTCAATTCCCTTCAAATATGGCCATTTCACGTGGTCGGCTTCTGAACCGCATTTTGGGCACTGTTTCATGTGAAACGCCTTGACAGGGCAATTTGCCCTGTGGTCTAAATCCCAAAGAAGGCGATTTTGCCTCAAGGGGAACTTCCATGGCCATCACCTACAAACAGTATTCCGACGGCAAGCGCCCGAACCTGAAGCATAGCGACGGTCTCGTGCTGGGCTGGCTGGTCGAGGACCGCGTCAGCGATCTCGAATATCGCTACGCCCTCGACAAGGCCGGTCGCGTGCTGCGCAGCGAAGCCAAGCTGGGCGCCGATGACTTCGACACCCGCCAGCGCACATGGTGGCCGGTTTCCAGCGTGCCGCCCTGCGCGCAGTTCATCGGCCACTACAATCCACCCCGCAAAATCGCAAAGGCAGGCTGACATGGCTTTCAAACTGAGCAAGGCCGACGTCGAGCGCAAGGACGGCTACGTCGCCGACTTGCGCGAGGCTGAAGGCAAACTGAACGACGCGGTCTCGACCTACAACGCCGAGGTCACCACCCGACGCGCCGCTGTCGAGGCGGCGGTCGAAGCCTTCAACGAAATCTTGGGCGAAGCCGGAGGCTTTTGTGAAGACATCGCCAACGAAGCTGAGAGCCAGATCGATGACAAATCGGAACGCTGGCAGCAGAGCGAGACCGGTCAATTCGCCATCGCATGGAAAGACGCGTGGCATCAGATTTCGCTCGATCTGGAGCCCGTCGAGATCGAGTGGCCCGCCGACCTCGCCGTCGAAACTGAGCAGATGATCGCTGACCTTGAAAATCTCGAAACCGAGAAGGGTGAGTAATGAAGACCGCTATCGCCTACATCCGCGTCTCTACCCAGAAGCAGGGCAAGTCTGGTCTCGGCCTTGAAGCCCAGCAGTCGGCCATCGCCGCGTTCGCCGCCAACTACGGCTACGAAGTGATCGACACCTACGTCGAGATCGAAACCGGCAAAGGTGCGGACGCTCTCGCGACACGCCCGCAACTCGCCGCAGCTATCGCTGTTGCCCAGTTGACCGGCGCAACCATTGTCGCGTCGAAGCTCGACCGCATCACCCGCGACGTCCACTTCGGCTCTGGGCTGTTTCCGCGCACAGACCTGTCGTTCAAAATCGCCGACATGCCGCACGCCGACAATTTCCAGATCAACATCATGCTGTCGGTCGCGCAGTTGGAACGCGAGATGATCTCGACGCGCACCAAGGCGGCGCTTGCAGCGGCTCGTGAGCGCGGCACCAAACTGGGCTCGCCGACCATAGCCGCCGTCTTGCAGGATCGCTCTGCCGCGTTCGCTGCCAGCCTGAAGACTGTTGTCGAGCCGATGCTCGGTCAATCGTACCGCGCCATCGCGAATGCGCTCAACGCCCAAGGCATCGCGTCGTCAACCGGCGGCACATGGTCCGCTGCCACCGCGCGACGTCTGGTCAACCGCATGGTGGCGGCGTGACATCGCGTCAGTTCAACAAGGCGCTGATGCTGCTCGGCATCACGCAGATCGACTTGTCGCGCGCTATCGATGTCAACGAACGCACAATCCGCTCGTGGGTCGGTGGCCGCAGCAAAGTCCCGAACACCGTCGCGGCCCTGCTCAACTTGATGATCGACACCAAGGCTAGCCTGAAGGACATCCGCATATGAGCGTCTGGGGTTGGGCCTTCGTGCATCTCGTGCTGATCTATGCGGCGATCATCGTCGTCAGTTGGTACGCTCGCCTGATTTTTTCAGCCATCGCCTCGCTGTTCGGGCTCGACAAGCTGTGCGAAAAGTTGCGCAAGAAAAAACCACGACGGGCTCGCTTCCCTTGAAAACGCAAAACCCCCGTCGGACGAACGGGGGTTTTGTTTTTTTTGGGTCTAGCGGGGGCCATGAAGAACCAAAAAACGTAGGTGGCCTTCCGTGGGGGCACGTCGACCACCTTACACAAAACTGCTCCCAAAACGACCCGCTGTCAACGATCCGCCTCTTTCCAAAATTGAGCGAGCCGATATCCGGCATCGGAAAGTATCTCGTAGGCGGCGATGCGCCCGTGCGCCGCGCTGCGGTAGCCCAGTCGCGCTGCGATCTCGATGATTGGGAACTCAAAACAGGCCACGCCGTCGGCGACCAGCGCGGGGCGCCTGCCGATGTGGGCTCTGGCGCGGTGGTAGAGCGAGCGGTGATCCGCCTGCGCTTCGGATTTGGCGAGCCCCGACATCGAAGCCGGGTTGAATGCCAAGATGCGATTGAGATCGACACTCTGAAGGGCGCTCAGGAGCCCGCCGGAAGCCCAGTGATAGGCGTAGCGGCCAAGCGCCGAGTATTCCGCCGCCGTGATCCGGTGACGCAGCCACGCCCTTCCTAAAGGATCGTCGTACATCGTGATGCGGCGGGAGGACTTCGACCGCCCGCTCATGTTGAGGAAGCCTTCAGCGTGAGCGAGCCGCTCGTTGGTCGGTCCATCCATCGCGCTGCTCCCAATGGCTGAGATCAGCGTGAACCTGCTGCGGCGGTGCGTCAAGCACCACACCGGACAGCCCTGCTTCGTTGTTGCGAATGCATGTGCATCAGGCTGCATCGCTGTCTCTAACAGCGTAAAAGGTAGTAGTTATAATTATAGTTATAGTTAGCATTCCAACTGCATTGCAGACGCACATGCACTTGCATTGCTGATGCATCGAAATTGTTGAATTATTTCACAGGATGACGGCTGCGCTGCTTCGCCCACCGCTGCATTGCAGCTTGAGACTTTTTCTTTCGAAGGTCTTGGACCCGGAGCCACGTGTCGGTCAGGCGTTTTTGCGAGATGGTTCCACCGATCCGCGTCATTGGCCGCAACACTTTTTGCTTCATCTTCAGCCAGCGTGTCAGCGGCAGACCGACGATGGCCGCCAGTTCGCCATCGTCATCGACCACGCGCCCGCCATGCAGCCACATCGAAAACAGCAATCGGCAGTAGGCGCCGAATTCTTCTGTTGATAGGTGGGTCGTGTCCGCGAGCAGCGCGTCCACCTTGATCGGAAGGAAGGGAAGCTCTGCCATCGGGTCACTCCAGAATGTCGGAGAGCCGGATCACCGCGAGCGTCTGCTGGCCGCCGTCACCGCTATGCTCGCGAATGTTGCCCCGAAGACGCGCGAGGGTGACAAGATCGCGCAGCCGCTTGATCGGAAACATGATGTAGGCGAGCGTCTCGCCGTCGCGCATGACGTTGTGAACCCACAAGTCAGCTTCGGTGACGCTCAGACCGGAAGGCTGGCCCCGGCTCGCCAGTTCAATCGCGATCCTGCCGGTGCGCTCCCACAGCCAGCTTTCCGACTTGACCTCGATCTTGACGACATTGCCGTAGCCCAACAACCACGCCAGCTTGCGCTCCTCGATCAGTCCAGCCTTCAACTGGATGTCGAATTTTTTGCCGCCGTCGAACCTGATGCGGTCATCGAACTTCATACGTTCTCCACGATCCGCAGCCAGGAATATTTCCTGACCTTCGATGTTTTGCCGCCCTTGTGGATCGAGTGCTGCACCTTCAGCGTCTTCTGGATCAGGCCGTCGAGCACGGCTTGCGGATTGGCGTTGACCTGTACGATCTCGACGTCATGGTCGGAGCCGTACTCGCGGCCCCAGATCGAATACCGCTGCTTCATGCGATCACCACGGGGTTCGAGGATGCCAGATGCGATGCATCGCGTTGCCGCGACCGACCACACGCGACTTCCATTTCCAGCGCCGCAAAATCTGAGCGAGATCGTGGAACGGCTCGACCACCACCGGCACCATGCCCTCGCGCTGGATCGCCTTGATCAGCCGACGCAACGCGCCTTCGCCGGGATGCTTGGCGACAATGGCGACGAGCCGCACCCGAAAATCGTTGGTCGACACGATGCTGTCCTCATCCCAGTCCTCGACCGGCAGCCACGGCGCCTCGCCGACGCGCACGATGCGGTACCCAGCCTGCACCTCATGACGAACCAGCCACGCCGCACCGGCAAAATTCACGGGCGCCTCCCGTAGTGGATTGCGACAGCCATCGGGCTGATGCCGTAGCTGGCCCAGAATTCGCCTTCGCCCATCGAATGCAGTTCGCGATGGTGGCGCCCGCACAACGCGACGGCCCATTTGTCGGACGCCTTCTGCGCCATGCCGGGGCCGCCGTCGCCGACCACGCTGACGCGCGGATGATGTGCCTCGACGGTCGTCGGCTCGCCGCAGACGCAGCAGGGATGTTCGCGCACGAAGTCGAGATGTACCTCATCCGGCTCGCGCGGTTTTTTCTGTTCGACCATGGTCGACCCCGTCGAGATGCGCTTTGCAGATGCTGCGGATCAACTCCGTCACGGGGGTGTGCTTCAGTCGCGCCAGCAGCAGCAGTTGCTCGTAATCGTGTCTGTCGAACCTGACGTTGATCTGGCTCATCGGCTTTCCTTCAGCTTCCACGCCTGAAACGCGAAATCGATGGCGTACCAAGCGCGCCGCTGTTCGGAGAAACCGGGCTTGCTGAGATCGGCGCGCGAGATCACCTGACACATCGAGCGCACGAAGCCCGCAGCCTCATCCTCGTTGGCGCAGCGGTGGTGAACACCCTTGAAACCCTCGTCCTCGATCCACGCCCAGAACACCGGATCGTGGCAACGGATACCCGCCTGCTTCGCCGGTCCCAGCGCGCGCCACTTGTCGCGCTCCTGCGCCACGTAATCGACCGGCTCCTCGTCGTCGTTGATCTCGACCAGCACGCAGGCGAAGCGGGCGCCCATCGCGGCGTTGGTGATGCGCTGATGCATGTCGATGGCCTGCACGGTGAGGCGTAGCACCCAGTCGCCGCTCTGGCGCTGCTGCAGCCCGTCCTTCTTGCATTCGAACTGCACGGCATTATTGCGGGCGCTCTCGGCGATGCTCATGGTCGTCCTCGAACATATCCAGTTGCGTGATGCCGGTCGGCTGGCGCTTGGCGGGCTTTTTCTCGAGCCGGGTGCCAGCGATCTCGAAACGCTCGCCGTCGATCACGAGCGTGCCGACCACATGGTGGTCGGAGAAGTGCAGCGTGGCGGAGAGCGTCTTCATGCCTTGGCCTGCTGCAGCAGGTGCTTGCGCATTTGAACCGGCATGCGATCAATCAGTGCCATATTGGCGCGAACGAATTCGTCTCGCGCCTCCGGCGGCATCCGCTTGAGGTCGGCAAGCAGCAGGCGGTACGCCATCGCGCCGGTCTCGTCGCCCCAGCCCGCCTTGCGCGCATACTCTTCATGCAGCGTGCGCAATCTGGCGTGGTCCGCCTCGCGGATGTTCTTGCGCTCATCCAGTTCGAGCCACGGCGCCTTGACCTCGTAGAGATATCTGCCGATGCCCCAGCGAACCGCCGCGCGCTTGAACGCGTCGGACAGCGCGCCCTTGTCGGCCTCCATGTCGGTGGCTCCGGCGCCGTCGGCTTTCCAGAGCCAGTCGCCTGCGAGCCTTATCCCGATGTTGCAGACGATGCTGGAGCCGACGCCCGCCGAATAGGAGCATTGCCAGCCGTCTGCGCCGCAGACGCTGTCGAGCCGATCCATCACGGTGCGCGCATCGACATAGCAAAGCGGCTGT